TGCCGTTCGTGATATTTATGATGTCTCTACTGCGGCCCCTGGTGGTGCTGGCTTTTTAAATAGTGAGTTTGTTAGACAGTCAACAAGAGAACTTAAAGAAGAACAAGATCGAGTTTATGGGCAGATTCAAAATATTTTTACAGAACTCGCTAATTTAACTGGTGTTTCCACAGAAAATGCTGTTCAAAATTACTACAAACAATTTTCAAATTATATGGATAAAGCTTACGCCGAAGGTCGTTCCGATCTTGCCGCTGATCCAAACATAAGTAAACAGTATCAACAATTTGGTGATCGTGTTAAAGATATTCAAAATCAATATAGTCTTTTAAGTAATCCTCGTTTTGCTCAAGCGTATAAAGCACCTGATGCCATCAGTCCGATTGACGTGGATGCTATTAAAGGGACGATGACTCTCGGACCTTCTTATCGAGAACAATATAGTTATCAAGATCCTCAGACTCAAAAATTTATCTCTGGTCGTCCTGACGCTGTGCGTGATATTGCTTCGTTCTATGCAAATAACCCTAATGTCGGTGATTTAATGAATTATGGTTGATGGCTTCTTTAAGACGATCTAGTGTAGAAAAACGAGTCGATCGTTATGGCAATCGACGACTTTTTCATACCGAAAAAACTCCTAAATTTTTTCGTTTTGCTGGAGAGTTATTTGGTCTGGACGATAAAAAAACAAAAAATAAATTCAATGCTCTTCAGTTAACTCGTCCAGTTGGACTTGGTTTTGGTGAAAGAGATTTATTTGGGCCAGATAATTCTTGGGAGACACAGGACTCACTTATGTATACACCCTCCCCAGAGTACTATAAAACTCAGTAAATTTATTTATTGATTGGTTAAAATTATTAATTGGTGGCAGCAAATACAAAAAACCTAAAACTTTACAATTTTTTAAAGGTTCTAGTTTTTCGTTATCAATAAATAATTTTGGTTTATCTTTCATTACACAAAGAGGAAAATCAAACTTGATTCGTTGTGTAGAAAGTAACGCCACTTCTATTGAAGTTAAAAATATAATTGCTTGCTCAAATTCTTTTCGAAGCCATTTTTTATAAGCTTGCTCAAGCCAAATTCTTTGATTTGATTTTTTAAATTGTGGAGATTTAGTAAAAATTGTTGTTTGTTTTGGTTGTTCGTGCTTAAAACAAATATCCCGTGGGGGGTATAAATAAACGTTTTTACTTTTCCAACTTTGATTTAAACCATTTTGTTCCCACGTGAAGTATCTATGAGCTTGCACAAGTGTATTAGCGCAATCACTTGAAGCTGGATCTAAATTAATTTCTCCATCAAAAAATGCAGTTGTAGTAGCAATTACTTCAATAGGAGAAACAAAATCTTTAGATGATAATGCCACGAGTGAATTCTTTTATTCGTTTGTCTACTTCTTTGGGATCTACGATATGTAGTGCTACGCCATCCAGTTGTATCATAGCAACTAGAGCTAAATCTAAACTATTTTTACTCTCTATAAACTCAATGATTTTTTTAAACATACTGCAGTTATGTTCGTGCATCATTTCTTCTGCTAGTGCTAAATCTTGATCTAAATCTTTTACGGTTAAATATCTACTTTTTTCTGGATTTTCTGGATTAAAAACTAATATACCCTTACCTTTAATTTCTCTGTTTTCAAAATATAATCTAGTTATATCTGATAATATTGTACGCATAACACCAGCAGCAATCATATTTTCCGTTTCACTACCGCCAAACATTTGTTTGACTAAACCGGATGCTTTTTTAGAAAGATCAAACATTGTTTTGAAAATTAAACCAAGCTGAGTGGATGACCGCTTGTGGGTCGTAAAGAAATTTAGAGCTATTTTGCTCTGTAGGGTCAATCTTACAAAAATGTAGACCCTCTACAAGGCCAGATTTTCCTCCAGAGGTTATCCCTTGATAAATTAATTTATCGAGAGCAATTCCTGGAATATTTAAACGTTGACATATAATTTTTTTTGAAACAAAAGCTGTAGTTCGTCGATTGTTTGTGTTGTCAGAAGCGATGATTTGTAGTGATGTGTCGATACTTTGTAAAGCATCTCTAATTTCTTTAATTTCTCTAAGTGTTGAATCCATTTGAAAATTTTTAAAAAAGTAAGAGGGGCTCCTTTTGGCCACCTAGTACTAGGCAACCAAAGCGAATTACTGCGGAGCGGAAAGGGCGAAAACGCTTACCGCACCCCTCATATCAACGTGGCCCTTGTTACACGTTGATTTATTTAGTCTAAGAGAGATTCTATTTGCTTTACAAAGTCAGAAGGTTCGTCAGCGAGTAGCGTGATCAGTTTACGGAATTTTTCATTGATGTCAAGTTTTTCTGGTGTATGCTTTATCAACCAGTAGTTATAAGCATTTAATAGATAGTAATGTGTTTGTTTTGCTTTCAAAGCTTGAATTTTCCACTTTTCGTAGTCAAAACTGTTGTTATGGCGAGAGCTGCCTGCGTGCAGTTCTAGTTCTCTAATTTGAATTTGTAGATCAATATCTTGAATGGTGTAATTTAGTGCGCTAATTTTCGCTCTGCAATCTTTAACTGATAAAGGTGGTTCGTTATCTGTATAAATCCAAGGAGGTAGATTAAGAATTCTATTTTCTTCCTCCCATAAAAAAGATTTATTAGCAGTTTGATTATCTGCTGTATTCGAGGAATTGAAGGACCTCGGTGATGAATAAGTTGAAATAGCCATTTAAACAATAAAGAGAATGATGTTCGAAACTCGTTTTTACAACGAGATCGAGTTTTTGGAGCTTTTTAAGTTGAGACCGTGTTGTATTTAGAGATTGTCCGAGAGCATCAGAAATCTCAATAATACTTACAGGTTGAAGATACTGTAACTCCTCAATCAAACAACTAAGTTTTCCGATTTCTCGGCGTCTGATCTTATTAACTGTATTGATCTCAGTGACAGCTCTAGCGAGAGCTGATCTCGCAATAGAAGCCGTGTGGTTTTTGCTGAAACACCTTGAGTCATTAATTTTTGAATATAAAATCGAATCGGTTTCGTTATTTTCGCTGCTGGAGTGTCTGTTAAACATAAGTGATGCGGATTGATACAAGACTCATCTGAACACATACTGCGTACAAATTGATTAGATTTTAATTTTTTCTTCCAGTACACTTCATAAACAAATCGTTTTGTTTTAATACTTCTGTCGTTATCCCGATCTCGGCAATATCCAAGATCAGAAGGTAAATACAAATGTTGATTTTTATCAATAATGAATCGATATCTTTCAAACCAAGCTTGTAAGTGTCCTGTTTTTCCGCGTGCAAATTCAAATTCTTTGCGACAAATTTCACAAGCCTTAATTAAATCATTTGGCAACCTAATTTTTTTTAAATCTTTTTTAAGGATAACAATAGAATCTGAACGTCCGCACAGACAACGCCAGACTGCTACTTCTTCATGATGTTCTACTAACCAATGGTTATTTTGTTCAATCTTTAAAGGTTGTTTGGTTGGTGTTTTTAAAATTGTATCGTTGGAAAGCTCTAGTATTCCTAAGAGTACTACAGCTCGTTCGGAAAACGCCATAGCTTAAGTGCGTTCTCAGATAGTCTAGCACATAGAACTTACAAGGTGTATTTGTTTACATTTAAAAATGTTTAGGCTGTGGGTCGGCATCAACGTCCATTAAGTTCAAAAATCCATCAATATTCAATCTTTAATTATTAAGAGATTTCAGCAGACGTTCTTCGTCTTAATAAGTATTTTTAAATTTTTTTAAAACTGGGGATTTATTATTACTTATAAGTAACTTTATATAACACTATTAAGAAAATTTAAAAATAACGACCCTTGTGAAATTTAACCACCAAAAGCAGTCTAAAAAAAGTTTTAAACGCGAGAGCATGTGAAAAGAAGCGTGGACTGCTGAAATTTAATACTAGTGTTACAATTTAGAAAATATTACAAGTAGTTATGCTTAAGACACGTGACAAGTCTTCAGAGATTGTTTCCTGGGAAGATATACGGATTAGAGCTTCTCGTCTAGGTATACCAGCTTGGCAACTAGCTGAAGAGTTAGTTGTACACGATGCTGAAGGTAGACTAACTTTAAAAAGTTTGAGTAATAAATAATAGTAGAATCAAGTTGTTTGAGACTTTTAATTTTTATACTGGCTCAGTTAAACTGAGAGATACGGGAGGGCTACGTTTGTAAATGACTGAAATAAACGTACCCTCGTGTCCTACTCACGGTTCTTTGCCTCGGGCTCTTCATAGTGAATCTTTCGAAGGCATTGTCCAAGTAGTTACAGAACTCATTGAAACGGTAAGTGGCGTGGGAACCATCAGCTATTCTCGTTGCCCTTACGGCTACAGCTATAACTTTGAGGGCGTTGTAAGAGCGTTAGAAGACTTAAATACTTCTATTAGTGGCATCAATGTTGGGTCGCCTGATCCAGCCGGTAGTGGTTTGATTGCTGGTTCTGGTATTTTTGTTTCTTTTAGCGGCGGCTATGGGATCATACAGAGCCAGATTACTCAGGTTTATCCTGGTTCTGGTATTACACCTGGTTACAGCGGCGAAGGTTCAATATTCAATGTAAATGTTCTTGGTGTGCAGGGTGTTGATGTTCTGTACAGCGGAACGTACATCACAGTTTCTGGAACTAAAGATCAAGCAGTTGCTGTTGTTAGTGGTTTGGTTGGTGGTGATGGTATTACCGTTGTCGCTAGTGGTAATACTGCTGTTATTTCGACTGATTTGATTGGTCAAGGATCTGTCGATTTTTCGTACAACGGTGCTCGTCAGGGTGTTATTTCTGGTCAAGCTCAACAATTATTAGTTGCTGGATCTGGTACAAGTGTTCGATCTAGTGGTGATTATCAAATTATTGATATTGGTGCTCTTGCAGGTAATTTTGCCAGTGTCGCATATTCTGGTTCGTTCGTTACTATCGGCGGTTCGCCTATTGCTGCTGGTTCTGGTACAAGTGTTCGCACAAGTGGTATAACTCAAATCATAGATGTTGGTGCGCTTGAAGGTGCTAACACTACAATTGTTTATTCAGGTCAGTTCTTCTCGATTGCTAGTACTGCCAGCGCCGGTGCCGCCGTGGTTACGGTTTCCGGTGATCCTGGTAATGATTTTATTGGCGGTTCCCTTTGGTTCGATCTTAATGAAGGTCGTTTATTTGTTTATGCTTCTGGTAACGGCATAACTGAACCTGATTGGTATATCGCCAACGCTGAAGCTCTTGCGATTAAGAGTGAAGTGCCTCCATCTGGTGCTGGATTAAATGCACCACCTCTCGATGGCACTATTTGGTTTAATACTTTAATGGGTTCATTGTTTGTATATGATGCAGCAACGAGCGGATGGTATGAGTCTGCACCCTCCCGCACTCCTGTTTACGGTAATACTGCTCCTGTTGCTGCTATTGATGGCACCCTGTGGACAGATTCTACTAATAATCTTATACGTGTTTGGAATGGTACTCAATGGTCTGATGTTATTGCAAGTGGTAACCCGCCGTCGGCAGGCTTAGATAATGAAGCTGAAGGTGAGGTTATTGGCCTAATCATGGGTCTAAGCTAACCTTGGGTGCCTTCTTGCTTACCCATGGCCAAACCTAAAACCGCTGACTTAATTGTAAAAAAATTAAAGAAAACGCATCAAGGGCAAGGACGCCACTCAAAACCTTCTCATGGCCGTAAACTCAGCCGCGGCCAAGGGCGCTAAAGTTAATAAATAGGTCTAGGGTTAGCTGTGCTTTTATCTTTTGTTGCAAAACAACCTATTAATTTAGGTAACGCAGTAACCATCAGCACGGTTACATCTGGTCAGATAATTCCAGCTAACCCTTCCGGTTTAACTTCTGCGAGTGTTATTGGAGTTTCTGTAGATACTGTAAATTCAGGAGCTCTTTGTCGAGTTGTTACTGATGCTTCGGCTTCTGTTTATACAAATCTAATTTCAGGCACTCGTTATTTTCTCAGCCCCAGTGGTGGCTATATTGTTGATTATCCTTCATATGTGGTTGAATTTAATCAACTTGGTTTAGCTCAAAACTACTTAACTCAATTAGGTGTCGCTATAAATTCAACATCTTTGCGAGTAAATCCAACTGAGCCGAAATTAGTTGTTAGTGGTTATCTGTAAGACGTTGTAGAATTAGAATCAAAGTAGGGTTGTCGTCGGTGACAAACAGGTCGATCTTCAACCGTAATTACACCAGTTATCAGTCGGATGGTACGACTGTATATCTGGCAAACGGTCAAGGTGTTGTTACTAATCCTGCTCCCGAAGCAACTCTTACTGCAGGAGGAGCTTTGATTGCTGGTATGTGTGTTGCCGCCAGCGGTAATTTTGTTGTTCCTGCAATCGCTTTAAGTGGGGTTACTGCTGCTCAATTTTCTCCCGTTGGGTTTGCCTCTACAGCTGCCAGCACTGGTCAGTCTGTAGTTATAAATTTAGATGGCGTTGTGACTGTTTCAGATATAAACATAACGGCTGAGTCTGCGTTAGTTCCTGGCGAATACTATTATTTATCAAAATTTCAAGGAGAAATTGTTCGTTATTCGACTGCTTCTGGAATTATTTCTGGTTCTGGGTCGAATGCTTATGCCGCATCTTCTCCTGTTGGTTTAGCACTTACTGGAACTCAATTGAGTGTTGAGATTTCACCTCCTGTTCTTCTTTATACTGGAAGTTAAAGGATAAAATTATGGCAGTACGTAGGCCGATTGTTCTTGTAAGTGGAGCTTTATCTGAGCTTCCACTTGGCGATAGCATCGTCACAACTGCTTCTGGTGGCGTTTTAACAGCAGGCAGTGGTTTAGTTGGCGGTGGGGATACTACTCAAACTATTAGGTTAGATGTTGCATTAGCTTCTTCTGCTAGTGGCCTTATTTTTGCGGGAACTACTCTTGCCGTAGATGGTGTCGCTTTAAAAAGATCTGCTGACGCTTTAGCCTCAGGTAATTTTGCTTTATCTGATTCAGCCACTGCTTTAGCTTCTGGTAATGCAGCACTTGTTCTTGGTTCTACGGCTTTAGCTTCTGGTAACGCCGGTCTTTCGGTTGGCGCTATTGCAGAGGCATCTGGTAACGCTGCGTTATTGGTAGCTTCCTCCGCTTTAAGTTCTGGTAATGCTGCCTTAATCATTGCCGACAGCGCTCTTGCATCTGGTAATGCTGCGGTGACCGATTCTGCTCGGGCTCTCGCATCTGGTAACGCAGCTTTATCTTTATCTAGTACCGCACTTGCCTCTGGTAATGCCGGTCTAGCTGATGCTGTTGTTGCGCTTGCTTCGGGTAATGCTGCTTTAGACCTTAGTAGTGTTGCACTTGCTTCAGGTAATGCCGGGCTGAGTGTTGCTGTAACAGCTTTAAGTTCTGGCAATGCTGGACTTTCGAATGCTGTTCAAGCTCTTACTTCTGGTAATGCTGCTTTAGTCGATTCCCAAGTTGCTCTTGCTTCTGGTATTGCGGCAGTATCGGTTTCTGTATCTGCTTTAGCTTCTGGTAATGCTGGTTTAGTTTTATCTTCTCAAGCTCTTGCTTCTGGCAATGCTGCTCTTGCAGACGCAAGCCGAGCTCTTGCTTCGGGTAATGCTGCTGTTGTTCTTTCTAATACTGCTGTTGCTTCTGGCGCAGCCGCTATTGCTCTTTCAGACATTGCCCTCGCCTCTGGTTTAGCAGCTCAGACAGTTGCCGATAAAGCTTTGGCTTCCGGTAATGCTGCGTTATCTGTTTCTGTAAATGCTCTTGCTTCTGGCAACGCAGGTCTTTCTGTTGCCTCCACAGCACTTGCTTCTGGTAATGCAGCGGTATTAGTTGGTGTTAGTGCTCTAGCTTCCGGCAATGCTGGTATTTCTGTTGGTTTAACAGCTCTTGCCTCTGGTAATGCTGCTCTTGCAGATGCAGGTGTCGCCTTATCTTCTGGTAACGCTGGTATTTCTTTGGGGCTAACGGCTCTTTCTTCCGGTAACGCTGCCTTAATAACTGCAGCAACTGCACAAGCTTCGGGTGATGCAGGTCTTTCAATTGGTGCTGTTGCTTTAAGTTCCGGTAACGCTGCAATTAGCGTGGCAAATACTGCTTTGGCGTCTGGAAACGCGGCTTTAAGTATCGTTCCCGCTGCACAAGCTTCTGGTAATGCTGCTTTGGAAGTTTATTTTGCTAATCCTGGCGTATCTCAGGAAGAAGCAATAGGTTTAATTATCGCCCTTTCATAAGATGGCAACCTACCGCAGTCTTGTATTTTCCGGCGGATTTATTTCTGAAACAACCAGTGCTGACGATATATCTGTTTTAGGCGATTTAATTACAGGCAGTGGCCTTGGTGGCCAAGTCTTGCCTTTAGGTGTTAATAATTTTGTATCTACAAGTATAAACTCTGTAGCTATTTCTAGCGGTTTAGTTATAAACTCTGATGGAAAATTAAGTTTAGATGGTAAAGATTTAGCGGATTCTCAAACCGCTTTAAATTCCGGTGTGGTCGCAAGTGCTGCAGCTGCTGTTGCTTTAGCTTCCGGTGTCTCAGCTTCAGATCTTTCAGTATCTGCTTTATCCTCTGGTAACGCAGCTATTAGTGTATCTTTAGCTTCTTTAGCAGCAGCCAATAATGCTATAAGTTCAGGTTTATATGCGACTGTATCAGGAAATTTATCAATATCTACCTCACTTACAGCTTTAAGTTCTGGTAATGCAGCTTTAGTCGATAGTTCACAAGCATTAGCTTCAGGCTTATCTAGTGTCGTAACAGCTAACACAGCTTCAGCGTCTGGTTATGCTGCTTCTTTTATTGCAGGTTCTGCTTTAAGTTCAGGTAACGCTGCTCTGTTTGATTTTAATTCAACTGTTTTATCTGGAACTCAGGCAGTTCTTCTATCTCAAGCTGCTATAGCTTCGGGTTTTCAAGCAGAACAAATTAGCGTTTCTGCTGTTGCCTCTGGATCAGCGGCGACTACGTCGTCTTCTTTAGCTCTTGCTTCTGGTAACGCTGCTCTTCTAGACGCAACTATAGCGTTTGCTTCTGGCACTGCTGCTGTTACAGCTGCAAATATAGCGTTTGCTTCTGGCACTGCTGCTGTAGTAATTGCCAGTACAGCGCTTGCTTCTGGTAATGCAGCCTTATCTAATTCTGTAGATGCTCTTCAAGACTGCGAAGATGCTGTTTTAGGTAATCAATTTGTTCAAGTTTTGTGTCGGGATGCCATCTTAACCAGTAATCGAGCAATTGCTTCTGGAAACGCTGCAGTTGGTATCGCACCTGCAGCTATTGCATCAGGTCAAGCCTGTTTTGCGCCTGCTGCGATTGCCCAGGCATCGGGTAACGCCGCTTTGAGTGCAGCTGTCCCAGCCGTGGCATCCGGCAACGCTGCTATTGAGGTTGGTTTAACAGCGCTTGCCTCTGGGAATGCAGCATTAAGCTTAATTTCAAGTGTACAAGCATCTGGTAACGCTAGTTTATCTGTAGCTACTACTGCTCTTACTTCTGGTAATGCTGCTATTTCAAGAGCTGTACAAGCACTTTCATCAGGTAACTCTTCTATTTCAGTATCTTTAAACTCTCAGCAAAATTCTAATAATGCTATTTCGTCTGGTTTGTATGCAGCTGTCTCTGGAAATGCTGCAGTGGCCGCCGGTGTTACAGCTTTAGCTTCCGGTAATGCTGCATTAAGTGTAATTATTAATAATTTACCTGTAAATGCTGATACTCTTATAGGTTTGATAATGGGTTTAACCTAATATTTTTTGTTTGACAAAATAAACATTTTGAATCTGCTATAGTTAAAATATACCTTTGGGAGTAGTTTAATTTTATGGCTACTTTTAGTCACTTAGGTAACTCAGGCTTTGACGCAGCTGAAATAGACATTTTTACCTCGACTTCTGACTCTACTATTGTATTGAGTATTTTATGTGCAAATATTAGTGCTTCTCCTACTGATGTTACGCTTAGACATGAAAATGCTTCATCTGTTTTAATAAATTATGTTGCTGATGCAATTGCCATTCCTGCTAGTTCAAGTTTAGAACTTTTAAGTAATAAATACATAATGCCTAGTGGAAATAAATTTACAATAGAAACATCGGTAAGTGGCTCTTTAAGCTATAGTCTTTCTTACGTCGAAGTTTAATATGGACAAAAAAGATTATTCTGATTGTTTATTTAGTTATAACAATCAAACTCCTGAATATTTACCGAGTAAGTTACGTTTACCTGATGGTTCTGTTCGTCGTTCTCATTACATATCTATAGAAGAGTTAAACACACTAGGTTATAAAGGTCCTTTTTGCGTTCCTGAGTGTTGTTCTACCGATAAAGTTACCTGGTGTTGTGTCTCGGGTAATTATGTTGTGTCTTGTAAAAACAACGAAGAAATTGCGGCTGATAATGATAAATTTATTCGTGCACACTTACAACAAACTTTACTCACGTCGTCTGGAATTTATTTTGATACAGATTTGACCCCTGAAGGTATAAAAGCTTATGAAAATTTTTACGGAAACATTCTTTACGTTTTGCAGTTTAAAAATATAATTTCAGAGGCTGACATTCCAAAGTTAGAACTTCCTTGGAATTATTCTTATAGTTATATGAAAAGTTTGTATGATACTAAAGTAAATTCAAGTTTTAAATTTTGGAAATTAACTTATGAATTATGCGGTGTTGACGAGTCTAAATGTTTTGTGGAAACTTCTGGATTTTTTAAAATACCTTCAGATTGGGTGTTAGGATCTGGTGAGCCTTATCCGCTTAACACCTGTCCAAGTGGACATTGTTACGACCTTTAATTATGGCTAAGCATTACGGTAATTGGGTTTCTGGCGACCCTGATATTGTTCCTAGTAATAGCGTTCAATATGGAGTGTGGAACAGTAACGAGCAATATAGGCAAAAAGGTGCAGTTGGTATTTGGCCTGATCTTACTACGTCTACTAGTTTTGAAACTCCATTAGGTTCTATTGTTTTTGCTTTGTCTTCTGGTGCTTTAGATCAAGCTTTAAGCACTGGAGGTTATTTAGTACCTTCTGGACAAGCAATATCGACATCTACTTATTCCGGTTTATTCAGTGCTTACGGATATACCTTTGGCGGCTCTGGCTCTACTTTTAGACTTCCAAATTTGTCTACAAATTTTCTTTATCTTAAACCTACCGTAGCCAGCGGCGTTGTTCCTAGTGGTCAATTTAGTGGCAAAATTCCAACCCACTCCCATACTTATTCAAGACGTACTGGTGCTACAGGAGGAAGGGGTCAGGGCCTCGGAGGCTGTGTCCGTTCTTTAAATGATAATACTGCATCTTTAGGTATTAGTAGTTCAGGAACAGCAGTAAATAGAGCAGCTTCTTTTGTTGTTTATCCTCTATTAGTTGTAAACCCTATAAATGAACCTCCTTTTGGTTGTGTTTTTACTATTTCAGCTCCTCTTGCTGAAGATGTTTTAGCAGGTGCTTTGTCTTTTCCTGTTGTTATACCAAGTGGTCAGACAGTTTCGCGTTTTGCCAACCCGAAGACTTTTAATACTTTGAGAACATTATATGGATCTGGTAATGGTTCTACTACGTTTCAATTGCCTGATTTAAGAGGTTCGTTTCTTGAGATGGCTAATAGGACAACAAATATTCAATTATCTGGACAAACTACTTTAAATGTTGATACGTTTGTTCAACATACCCACAATGGTATTGCAAATGCCGCTAGGTCTTCTGACGGCGATCCAGGTGGAGGTGGTTTCTGCTCAGGTGCTACTACAGGTGCTGGTGTGTTTACTACACCTGCTACAGGTTCTGCTAGTGTTGGTGATGGACTTGAAAATAGACCTTCTAATTATTCTGTTCTATTTGTTATTAAAGGAGGTTAAATCATGTTAGGACAAATTGTTTATTCTACTATTTTTAGAGGCTCAAGTTTTACAAGTAACGGCGTCACTTTTGCGCTGTGCAACGGACAGGTTGTTAACAGAAGTACATATGCAGATTTGTCCACTATCTGGCCTAGTGGCCAGTATGGTAGCACAAACAGTGTTATTGTTTTACCTAATTTTAGTGCTGGTTATTACTTTAGGGGCGTCAATTTAGGCACTAGTAGAGATCCTTCTGTTGCAAGTCGCACTGCACCGTCAGGAATAGGACCCACAGCTTCAACAGTAGGATCGTTTCAAACGGGTGCTATGCGTTCTCACACACACGCTAGCGGAACAGTATTAACTTTAACCCCTACTGCCGTAAATGGAGGTGAATTTAATACACAAACTTCTACAACATCAGATACTTCAACAGGCACTTTTCCTGTTACTTCTGGTTACACAGCTTCAGGGACTACAGGAAATGATTTTGATTTAAATCATCATACCTTTTATCCTTACATTCAAATAACTTAGTTAAGCTTTAAATTAAATCCCGCTAATTTATTTGGATTACCTACTGTTCCGTTAAAAAAACTATTAAAACTTATTGTTATTCTAGATTCTTCTTTATTCATATTTTCATCTACAGAATGAATCATTGATGAAGGAAATATAATCATTGTTTGTTTTTTTGGTTTGTGTTTATAAATACTTTCAAAATATTGATTATTTATATCAATATTTTTTGAAGGGTAAAAAATTTTAGGAAGAGCGTAGGGATTTTCTTTACTAAACCAAGTTGATCCACTCGTTCCTGAAATATAAATTATTCCACTCAAAATAGAACAGGGGTGTGAGTGAGCATGATGCCATTGCATATATTCACTTTTATTACACCACATTAAACATACTTTAAGCTCAGATGCGTACTTACTATACATGACATCTTCACACACTTTTTTTAGTTGTTCATTTATGTAATCAACTATTAAAAACCATTTTTTATTAGTGTGTAGAGAGTTTTCGCCCGATGTGGATACACCATAGTAAATCTCCCCCTCACCTCTGTTTTTTTCATTTTGGAAATCTAAATCATTAATATTTTTTAACATTTTTGCGTAAATATCGTTTGGCACATCAAATTCGTACAAAGTTGAAGGCAGAATTTCTAATTTTTTCATCGCAATGCAAGCAGGTGGTCTTGGCAGTTAGCAGTTGGTTTTACCTTTATAATGATTAAAGCCGCACTCACATTTGTGAGCGAACGCGACTTAATTTTTGACTTGTCATGTTTACAAAAACGAGTTGCAAAAAAACGATTTAGAAAACAAATTTTTGAATATTGGGGTGGCTGTGCTTATTGCGGCAAAGAGAATCCTACCACGTTAGACCACGTTATACCTAGAGCAAAAGGAGGAGCAACTGTTAAACAAAATCTTATCGCGGCTTGCGGCGACTGTAATATTTTAAAAAGTTCAGAAGATTGGTGTATTTGGTTTAGATCTCAGAGTTTTTGGACATTTGAAAAAGAATACAAAATTTTAAAATGGGTAAATCAACCTGAAATAGACATTAAGACAGAACTACCCATACCTTGGGTGTGTTTGCCAATACCTGCTGCTGCTTAATTATTTTTTAGCAAGCTTAGTCACTAGTCCAGCTAAAATTTCAACAGCCCGATAAATTTTGCCATAGATTTCGTCATCTTTTGGCGTGGGAGTCAAGTTGACAACAGCTAAAGCCAACATGTGTGCTCCAGCAGCAACACTAACAATTTCGGTCCAATTGGAGATAATTTGAGTCAGCATTTTTTGAACTGATGCTATTAAAATTATAGAAGCAATGTTTGCATTATGCCAGCTATTCTTGAAGATGCGGTAAAAAAATTAAAACAAAAAGGATATAGTGAAAATTCTGCTTACGCTATTGCTACTAAAACACTTCAAGAATCTGGTGATTTAAAAAAAGGTACTGTTGAAGCTACTAAAAAAGGTGATCGACGTGGCGAAATGAGTGCCGCGACTCGCGCTAAAACCCGCGCTCAAAAATACAAAATGGAACGCAAAAAAGGTCGTAAATTTGAACGTAATACTGAAGGTCGCGATTAATGGCTGAAGTAGCTACTAAAAAAGATCCTGAAAAATGGGCCCGCGCTAAAGCAAAAGCGCGTAAACGTCTCGGCGGTCATTCTGCACGGGCAATGCAGTTAGCAACAAAGTATTATAAAGAAATGGGGGGTCGTTATGCGGGTAAAAAGTCTTCTGAGAATCGCTTAAGTAAGTGGTCTAAAGAAGACTGGCAAACTCGTGAGGAATACGAGAAGAAGAAATAATGGCCGATTTAGCTCGCGAAAAAGGACGCACCGAGCGTTACCTTCCCCGTGCCGCGTGGGCTTCTATGTCCGCTGAAGAGCGACGTGCGACAGACGAAAAAAAGAAAGAGGCTACCAAGGGCAAGCCTGTAAATACTCACGTCTCTAACACAGAGGCGGCTAAACGAGCGGGACGTAAAGCTCGTGCATACAAGCAATCTAAAAACAATGGCTAAGCAAGGTCCCTGCTGGGAAGGCTACGTACAAGAGGGTTATAAAGAAAAAAACGGTAAAACCGTTCCTAACTGCGTTCGTGCGAAGAAGAAGGCTCGGTCGTATTTAAAGACTCAACAGTCCAAGAAGCGCTGAGCCGCATTTCTCCACCTAAGAGTTCTTGAGCTTTAGACCCATCAGGAGGTAATTCTGTATATATTGGATGATTTTTTTGTTGTTTTTCTTCTTCTTTCCAGAACTGGTGCACTTTTTCTATTTCTTGTTCTAATTCTATCATCGCTACCATTGTTCTGAATTCTGCCCAGTCATCCCGACAATTTAATTTCATTCGTCTTATCCAAGGGTTGTGAATTAAATTTGGAAAAAACCTTTCAAAAAAAATAATTAACTCATAAATCAAAGCATTTAATCTGTTGTAATTGTTTTTGCTTTCCATAGTTTAGAATTTAATTAAATGGGTTTTGTGTTGACAGATGGCTGAAGTAACTTTTAATCGTGAGCTTGGCGTTGCTCCAGAAGGCATAACTCGTTTTGGACAGTTTCGTACTAGTGATGGTTCTAACGTCACTATAGGTAGCTTTCGGACGTTTGCGGGTGACGGCAGTTACCCTTTAGCTGATGTGTATGAAATAACCTACGGCACTACCGGAACAGCCACAATTACCCTTACTGCAGACGCTTTTGCCGTTCGTGGCGTAAGAGTTTATAAGTCTGATGGCACTCTTGCTGGCGAAGCAATAGCTCCTAAAATCAGCCGTCGAGCTTCATCTAGTTTTACATACTCTGTGTCTACTTCTGATACAGCAACTGTGTATGTTGATCGTACAGACAGGAGTGCCACTGAGTACCGTGTAACTATGAGTGCTGCTTGATTAGACCACTTATTAAATGATCAGTATCACCCCAAATTGGGGTGATTTTTTATTACTTATTTATTAAATATTGTAGTTTTTGTTAATTAAGCTGTCAGAGTAAAAGAAGAACAATTCACAAATATGAGGATTTCGTCTCGAGGATTAAACCTCATAAAGAAGTTTGAAGGACTTCGTTTAATCTCTTACTTGTGTAGTTCAAATGTCCTCACCATAGGGTATGGGCATACCGGTTCTGATGTAAAACCAAATATGAAAATAACCGAAGAACAAGCAGAAGCATATTTAATTGATGACGTGGTTAGTAGTGAACAATGTGTTAGTTCTTTTGTTTACGCAAAAATTAATCAAAATGAATACGACGCATTAGTTTCTTTTGTATTTAATGTTGGTCCTACTGCTTTTATAAATTCAACACTTCTTAAATTACTTAACGGCGGCGCCGACCGAAAAATTGTTGCCTCGGAATTTTCTCGTTGGGTTAAAGGGGAAGGAAATAAAGAAATACCGGGTTTAATCAAACGACGTGAACAAGAGCGTAAGCTGTTCTTGGAAAAAATTAAACATCCTCTCTTGTCAAAATCAATTCTGGCTAAGCAGGATACTTGGCTTAAGAAAAAGCCAATAGACAGTGCTGCTCTTCTGGCTGAAGAAAAATTATTCGTACCGAAAGGATCCGCGTGGCAGTGGACAGAAATTCATATGTATGCCGGGCAGGTTCATCAACGAGTTTATTTGGAAGCTCAACCTGAAACAGAGTGGTGGGTTTTTCCGGATCATTGGAAAATAATTAATGATATAGATGTAGTCGTTGAAGAAAAAGCTGTGTCTACCGAAGTTAAATTGTCTGTACCATATTATTCACAAAGAGATAATTATAGAGATCCTATGAGGACTTGTTTTTCCAGCAGTTGCGCTATGTTGCTGAGTGGTTTGGAACCTAACGCTATCGACTCAGATAATGAGTATATAAAAGTAGTTTATAAATATGGCGATACTGTTGTAGCTGCTAATCAAATAAAAGCTTTAAAAGAATTTGGAGTAACAGCATCATTTATTCAAACAGGAAGTTGGGCAGATATTGAATCTTTATTGTTAAAAGGTGTTCCTGTTCCGATTGGTATTCTTCATAAAGGTCCTGTTACTGCACCTGTTGGGGGTGGTCATTGGATTTGTTGTGTTGGTATAAGTTCGGATAAAAACCACATTATTGTTCACGATCCTTTTGGAGATTTAGATCTCGTGAAAGGTACGTATTTATCTGCGGATGGAAAATATAAAAAATATTCAAAGAAAAATTTAGGTCCTCGCTGGCTTGTGGAAAGCGATCGCAGTGGTTGGTTTATTAAAACTACAGCCTGGTAATTTTACTTTTAAACATTTATAAACGCAAAGTGCCCCTTAGCTCGCCGTTTAGCTTGCGACTCACGCAGGAGCAGATCCAGTGGCTCGATGCCTGGTCCAGCGATACCATGTCTCGCGGCGCCGCTATCAGGCTTCTAATTGCCGATGCCATTCGCTTGCACCGTGACGGCATTCTTCCCCGTACCGCAAGGCGTGATGAGCAGTGAGTTACTTTTTGCTATTCTCAAATAGCGAATTTATTTCTTTAATTTTATGAACTGGCAGCAAGTTTTAAATAACTGGGATATCGCGGAAGAGGACAAAAAAACAAAATTCTTAGACAAGTTATATGATTTTTATGGTATTACTTCAGGTTGTTATACAGGTTTATTTCAACGTTTTAAAAATGATGTATTTGTGTTTGCTCGATTTGTTGTAATAGAGCACAACGAGCCTATTGAAAATTTATTTACGTTTGTTGCTAAGATTGATTGAGGCGTTTTAACGGTTTAACACTTGACCAGAGATTACGCTAAAGAATATCGCGAACATGGCGGTACAGAAGAGCAAAAAAAACGACGAGCTGCTCGTAATAAAGCTCGTAGATACATGGAGAGAAACGGGCGTGTGCATAAAGGTGATGGTAAAGAAGTAGACCATAAAAATTTTGATCCGACTGATAATCGCCCATCAAATTTACGTGTGATTTCTAAAGAAACAAACCGAGAGAAACAACCTAAACGGAGCTAAAATTTAACCATGGCAAAGCATAATTTTTTACAGCGACCTGGCGGTTTAGGACCGATGGCTGAGCGCGTTAAGCCTATCGGGACCTTGGCTACCGAAAAGCCTGCTATGTACGCTAATACGCCTGAGGCAATGGAGTTCAGGCGTGCAACTACTCTGGACGACATCAACCGTATTTACACCCAATACCGACGCGATCGGGGGGAATACGCTCGCGAGCCCGTGGGGCCGATTAGTTATGGTGAGGGGAATATGACTGAGAGTGCCCAGATAACTGGACCTGCTGGCTACAACCATAAAGATGCGTTGCAGACTCCAATGCGTCCGTTAGATATGAATAAAGCTGAATACTTAGTTACTACACAAAATAGTATGGATCCTAATCTTCGTGCTCAGTTACAAATTTTAACTGATTTACCACAGCAAAATTTTTATAATGCTCAAGATATGACGTATGCAACATATACTCAAAATTATCAATTACCTGGATCTTTGCCCCTTCAACTTCCTGGAGTTGGTACAAAAAAATGATGATTAATAATAATCAACTAGTTCGTTTAGCTGGTATGCGTTTAGGTTTAGGTCCTGCAGATGTTACTAAATTAGTTTCTAATCCTTCAGAAATTACCGCTAGACTTCGCTATCAAGAGACTTTTCCGCGTAGTTAATGCAGTTGCATTCTGCTGAACTTAATTGGATAACACCTGACGCTGAAAAGGTTATAGCTCGGCACGCAAGAGTTTCTACTGACAACCCTAATCGTGCTGAGTATTCGCGATTACTAGAGTTTTGTATTCGCCACGGACATTGGAGTGTATTTGAGCAAGCTTCCGCTTCATTCGAAATCTCCACAAATCGTGCATTGTCTCCTCAGCTTTTACGACATCGGAGTTTTACTTTTCAAGAATTTTCGCAACGTTATTCTGATCCGATTCAAATTTTAAAAAATTTTGACGAAGCTTATAAGTTTGATTTAAGGACAAAAGGAGAAACAAACCGGCAGAGTAGTGTAGAGCAGCTACCGTTATATTTACGTCAGCACTTTTGGAATAAGTTTGAAGATATTGATCGTCAGATAAAAACTGTTTATGCTGAGATGCTTGAGTTAGGAGTTGCTAAAGAGTGTGCAAGACATATTTTACCTTTATATACCCCTACAAGATTGCATATGAGTGGTACGATTCGTAGTTTTATTCACTATGTTGGCCTACGTGGTAGAGAAGAGACTCAACTAGAGCACCGTCAGATTGCTCATAGCATAGGTTATTGTCTGAAAAAAGAACTACCAACTGTTATAAATGCTGTTAAAAACTCTGAAGATACATCGTTAACTGGTTGGTCTTCTTTACGTTAATTCTTTGTTCCAAGGATCATTATCTGTTGAAGATTTTTGTGAGTTAGAAATAGTAGCCATCAAACTTGCGTTTTGACTTTGCATCATTTGAATAGCTTGTTTATGTTTTTCTAATTCGAATACGAGTCCTTCTGTTTGTGCTTTTGCCCAATTTTGCGCGTTTTTTGATAACTCTTCAAGCGCATTTGATGCGTGCGGAAAAGCAAAAATTATTCCGTTGTTTGCTTTAGTTTGAACTTTTTGTCCTCCAGTATTTTCTGCTAACCCTTCCAAGAAATTATATGCTTGCTGAGGTTGTATATTTGCAAGGTATGCGAGTTGCGTAGGTTCTACTATTCCGTTATTTACTTCATACAAAGCACTAAATGTAGATGTAACTCTTTCCGTGTTACTTTTTCGTTCGTTATTTTCCAGCATTCTCACTTTTGCAGCACTTAGACCTCCCACTACACCAGCACCAAAAGCCATAGAAACTCCAAAAAATTCTGGAGATTTAACTGTAAGTAGTGTTCCAGTCGTAAGTCCAGCTGTTAATGCACCAAAACTAATAAGAGAAAAGTTAATTTTCGGAAACCTTGTCATGTTTTTGAAAAGCAGAGTCCCATTTAGAGGTTGTTGGATCTTGAGCAAATTCGACTGGTGAAGGCAAACGATCAGGACCAGTGGAAGCTCGGTCAGATTTTAAATCAAATCCTTTAAGACGTAACCCTTTTATTGAGGGAATACCGTCTTTTAACACAATCTCAATACCTTGCAGCTTAAGGATATTTACAAGAGCTTCTTTTGTCCGCTCAATAAATCGATGCTTAGCCGCAGGTTTATAACCGCAAGCTTTACAGAAATTAGCGTAGCTCGGATATAGCGAACCATAAGCATTAGCAATATACATTCCTTTTTCTGATTCCTCAATTGATGGTTTTCGAGCTCCCTGACCTACCGGTGTGGTTGAGTTTGGAGCATAGAGACAACAATCATTTAACCAGGAAACAAACTGATTATTGAATAGTAATGCTTCAATATTTGTTTTATTTAGTGACGGAACATGTTTAGTTGGGTTAGCCATAATATCTTTCATGTCGTTGTAATTCATGGATAATGCCCATGAAACAATACCGCTCATTTCTTTTTCAAAAATACCTTCAATGTGATCGTCATAAACACTAATAAGTTCTTTTCTGGAACTTGGGGGTATCACTTTATCCATAACAATTGTCAAACGGCGACGTTCTAAACCGCTGCTAGAGTCATTTGATGTAATGTGTTCGTTACTTGCTATACAAACTAAGCATTCTGGTTTAAAGCTAATTATTTCTTTCCCATATTTTCTTTCAGCACGTAGTGTGTCTGAAGCAGATGTCAATTTTTTGAGCACATCCATTCGTTTGTTGTAATTGCTTTCATCAGTTAAAAGCAGCAGTCTTTTACCGATTAAGTTATACGTTTCGAATTTGTTTGTTTCAATTATTTCGAGACTTGACGTGTGGGTACTGTGAAATCCTGCTAAAGCAACCATCAGTTGTTGCATGGTTGATTTTCCGGTTCCTCCGGGTCCTACTAAATGGAGAAACCTTTCTCCGGCTGTGTAACCAGTCAATATCGCACGAGCAAACGCCTGGATTAAAAGATCTTGACCTGGATTCAAACAGTTATTAAGCCACGTTTTGAATTCAGGGCAGCTTGCAGTACCATCATATGAATATTGAAGCTTGTGTCGGAGGTATAATTCTTTCTGTGGACCTGGAGTAAACTCCATAGTCTGCGTGTCAAGAATTCCATTCTGAAAAGCAATAATTCCACGAGCTTTTGTCCATATACTTTTTCGTCCTCCGTCGTTAGATCTCAACAATTTTGCTTTTAAGATTAAATAAACGCTGTTAATTGTTGCACTAGTGTATTTAGCTAGTACTCCAGCTATTACAAAAGAATCAAGAGCTTTTACTATGCGTCTTTTAATGTGTTGTTCGTCTTGATGATACCAAATATCATAATCAATATCATAATGATAAAATTGATCTAGATTACTATCGTAAATAAAGTCATCTCCTTGATTTGCAACAATAATATCCGCAACATCATTTTCAGAAAATTGACGATTTTGACTGTTGCCAGAATTTTGCAGGCTAATGAGCTGTGTGGGCGTAGAAGGTGTTTTCATACTTGTTGTTTTTGATGTTTGTTTTGGTAGGACTGAGTTATCGTCTGTTTTATTTTCTAATGAAAAAACAGAAATATCTAATACTGAATTGACCTGAGTCTTTTTTAAATTTTTAATTTCTTTTTTAATAGTTTCTGGTACATGCAAGTCATAAATTTCTTTCGAAACTGTCCTGATTTTTTTCCAAGCAGCAATTACTCCTAAGTCAGAGGCCAGGATTACAGCAGGTTGGATTTCTTCGACATCCTTAATTGAATTTAAAATTCGATCGAACTTGCCATCTAGGTCGTGCGGGTAAGCATAGATATTATAGAACGCATCATGTGCTACTGTCAATGGTGAAACGCATACAGGTATTTTATTTAACTGCAGCCAATTTGACCATCCTATTAATTCTTTAAAAACCGCAGCCATGGTTGAGCTACGATCCTCAACAGGTTCTCCAGCTAATACATTTTTAACGGTCGAGGAGATTAATTGCCGCAGATCTATGCCGTTATCTTCGACATGAGCTTTATCTAAAATTTCTTCTCCGTTAGCACTTTGCTTGCTATTAGTTACAGGCAGTAAAGAAAAAACTTTGTAAGCTTCGTCTTGCTTATTGATCGGAATGAATTTACCTGGGACCGCAAATACATTTTTACCTGGTTTGGGTCCGTAGAACAAATTAGGGATTGTCGTGGCCCTTATGTCAGAGCCTGGGATACTTGCGTAAATTTTTTGTGTGAAAAATTTGTAAAAATTAGGATCGAATATAGGTTTTTCTAAGCCAAAAACAAGACGAAATCTTGGCCAATCTTTCGTTGTTGACGGGGAGTGATATGCGAGTGTTAAGTATTTTTTGCAAACTTCGAGCTCTAATGCTTGTTCTGGGGTTAATTCTTGTTTCTGGACCTTATTACCATTACCATCTTTGTAATCTGCTTGATTGTCAATATCGACAATTATTAATCCAGCTTGAATTACATTGGTTGCGTCGGCTTGTCTCTTGCCTTCGAGCATGTGCCATGCACACAAACCATAACCTTTTTCTAATTCTTTTTGTAGCTCATCTACATTTAATTCTTCTGCATTCCAATTTGAATTAAATGAAGTAAAATTACCTCCAGGAGAAATTTTACCCGTTTTGTCGTTGACATATTTAGAAACGACTGAATTTATAGAACAGATAAATTTCATAGTTTGCTGCAGGGCGCCTGTAGTATGCCAGAAAACGGAGTCAAAAATTCAAAAGCAACCCTTAAGAACCCCGCTGAAGGTTTATTTTTTTTAATTAATTTTCTGACTTTAGATTGTAATACTGCTTAACCACTTCGAACCAACTTTCTTCGTCTTTTTCTATTTCGTCCGACTCAAACGTAAAAATTTGAGTATTAAATTCTTTGATTGCCGTGGTTACGATAATTTGTGTTTTATCTATTTTAATACCCAAGCAATTTTCGGCGGCAGCTTTGTAAGCAGCTAACTGAAGCCGAGTCTTTTTTACTTTAAAAACACCAGATATTAAAGCTTTTCTTGTTTTTTCATCGATATCTAAATCTTTTTTTGGGAATCTGGCTGCGTAAGGTCCGTTGCTTGTTTTAAAGTCAGCTAGAACTATTTGAGCGTTTTGATTTATATAAATTAAATCACAACATCCTGCATATCCGTAGCCTGTTTTTTTGTCGTAATAATGTATTCTTCCTACACCATCATCTCCTACATACTCTGACCATCTAGGTTGATTAAACGGTTTTTCTGACCACAACACACGTCCTCCTTTAAGAAGATCGTCTAATAGTTCAGGTATTCCATCCCAATAAAGTTTATATTTTTCAGGTGGAACTGTGCGAATTCCTTTTAAGTAATTTTCTACGCCATTGTGAATCCACGATCCTCTTTCCGCAGCTTGATCTGCTGCTCCGGGATTCATTAAATTCCAGTGCGCTAATTTTTTTCGAGTTTGTTCAGTCTGGGTTGCGCTGAGAATAGAAGTTACAGACGGTAAAGGAACAGGAATACCATTACAGATGTAATGCCTTAAACCATTTAATGTTACGCGAGTTTCGGACAAGACAATAGTGTCAATTTATTTAATTTTAGAATGAATCAGAGATTTCTCCAATGCTCTCATCGTCTTCGTCGTTTATAAAAAATTCCCGTTTTTGATACTGGTATTGTTTATTACGTTGTTCTAGTTCGCTCATTAAACACAATGCTGCTGAGTAGCCTTCAAGTGTAATTTCTGCACATTCCTCTGAGTCTCTGGGTTGGCCGTCGTGGTCAACGCACTCGGTTAATAATTGAGTGCTTATTAATATAGCAGTAATTTTATCTAATTTTAAACTTTGTTCTTTTTGTAATTCAACGAGTTGATTGAGAGTTTGAATAAGCTTGGCGCTCATCTTACAGAAACTTTAGGGCGCAGCCAGCTTACTTCGTAATCAATGACTGTACTAGGCACTGCTTCGCCTGTTTTTTGAAAAAAGAACCATGCTGAAGTCACAGAATCTTTTAATTGCTTACCGTCAGCACGAAATGCTGGCCTTGGGCTTAAAATCTTCATATTTACTAACGATGCGTTTTTAAGAAATGCTTCGCGACCCCGTGTAGGCTCAAGGAAAGTAAGTCGATCAAGAATACAAATTCCTTTGTTAGCAACTTGCAAGCCGTACTCAGTAATCCATGGTGTGTGTTCTTTTAATCCCTGAGTGATTGCAATTACCCAGTCAATTTTGTTTTTATGAGATTCCCACCATTTAACACTTTGAATATTGCGCTCGTCATTATTTAAGATTATGTCGCTAGAGCCACTTTCTTTTACTTGTTCGTAAAGCTGACCTTCAAAATCTGCAGGAAGTAAAATGGTCCCAGAGCACAATTTAGATTTTGCCACCGGATTAAAAATGAACTTTGGAACCTGGTAAAACGACATGACTTCAGAAGAACTGACTGAAAAACTTAAATCTTTTATGGGTTTAGAGTTAGATCTTAAACATAAATTATTTTTAGACGGGCTTAAGAGTTTAGACGAGGAGTCGCGTGATTCAATATTAAGTTTAATTTTTGCTAATTATTTAGTTAGAGGAAAACTTCTTAGTAATATATGCACTTGGTGTTCAATTAATGACGTTGATCTTCCGCATTATTCCGAACTGTTAAATATGTAAAAAAAAAAACGCCCCCCGTGGTGGGAGGCGTAAAACATTTTTTAAGATTAAAAATCCAGACCCGCAGCCTTAAGTGCCGCTTTCTGTTCCTCAGTAAGTTCCCGATCACTAGCGGCTTTTTTTGCCGAAGGTGGTTCTGAGGCTTCATTTTTTTTCTTGCTTGGCTCCGCAGCGGCTGGTGGAAGCGTCTGTAAGGACGCTTCAAAACCAGCTTCGAGGCGTTTGGGGTTAGCCTCTACGAATGCCCCTTTAATGGTCGTGTGATCTTCTCCCAAAGGTAGCTCAACCAGATTCGCACCGGGGATAGAAGAACGAAGTGCAGCTGATACCAGCTCTCCTCCATCACTCTCAAGCCACGCTGCAACATCTTCGATGAGCTTTTTTTCTTCGTCACTCTGAGCTGGGCGATCTTTAAACTCAAGTGCGTTGTAGTTAATTTTGGCGCCGTCAGCACCTGTCATAGGATCTCGTTCATTAAAAGATTTTTGAACGAATCGGGTGCTGGTAATTACTTCACCGACATTAATACGATTGTTGTAAAGCGTTTGGAAGTAAGTGATAAAGTTTTTTTGACTTGATTTACCACTGATGATACTCGTGCAGACGCATCTAGGAGGTAGTAAACGATGATTAGGTGAAACACCGATATAACTAACTCGAATAAACTCTTCATGCGATCGCATACCGAGATTACCGAAGTATGGTGTAAAACCAAGTAAGATGAATTCAATCGGTATTCCATTGTCGTTACTATCGACAATGGCCGCTTCAGGATCAGTGTCGGATTTCCAACGACGTGCTTGAAGATCGATTCGGAGTGTATGGGGTGGGATTTGGCAGAGAATCTCATCAGCCGAAAATTTGCCAGCGATAAAAACCATGGTTAGTTAGAGCGAAAAATCAAGAGAACCTAATGCAGCAGTTGAAACCAATCCTTTTTCAGGATCAGCAGCCTTTTTAGGAGCTGCCTTTTGACTCCGTGGTAAATACAGAATCTTGTCAACACCATAATTCAGAAAAATACGATCGTCTTTTTCTGAGGTGCTTACTCGTCCGACAGCAATTGTTGGTGTCCCTGCAGGTAATTCTGCAAGTTGTCCAGACAACTCATTCCAACAAGAAACTTTCATCCAATTTGTTTCTTGGTTTTCGTCTTGCCAGGCAAGAGATCGATTAGTAACCGTACTATCTCCAAGTTGAGCTTCGTCCGTTTTAGGACCTAGCCCACCCGTAGCAATAAACAAATTGATCGCTAAAAGATCGTTCCAATTGTTATTACTTACAACCAACATTGGTTGCATTTTTAGCAAACCATCCGGGTCAGATTTTGTGGGACCTATCGCAAGAAATACTTCGTCTTTTTTAAGGCTTGCTAAAACTTTCCCTACATAATGATCGCTTTTTTGTTTCAGTGAAACTTTGGTTAAAACTTTTTTGTCTGTTGAAGGTAAAGCTTCAGCAATTAAATTTGATACTCCTTCTTCTTGGATGGCTTCGTCCTTTACTCGAAGACCTAGTAGAAAAATGTTCATACGTGAATAAGTCGGTAAATTGTTGAGCGGTGAACTTTAAAAGCCTTAGCGATTTCCTTTACAGGCACGCCTTGGCCAGCAAAGACTAGCGCCAATTGCCTGTCTGCGCTAGTGAGTTTTGAAGCTTTTGCATTTTTATACGTATTGTGAAATGGGTTTATGCAATTTTTTTTATGACAACTTGGCCGCACATAGGTGTCGCTTGGAATATCTAAATAATTTAAAATTAAGGGCCTCACATAAAATTTTGTATTTAATACGTAAATAACTGGAGTATTATTGCAAAATGATTTATTCCAAATTTCGCAGTTTTTATAATTAAATTCATTGTAAGCAAGTTTTTTAAATAGTTTACTTAAATAACATATATTTGTTTGTTCGTTACGTAATATAAAAGCGTCACTTTTGAATGCACGAGCTATGTCGATAGCCTGCGCATTGGCGTGGAGACCATCATTGGCTGTTATTGCAAGTTGTAATTGTTTATTATTTTTTTCAACAATTAATGAATAGTTAATAGACATCGTTAGGCTCAAAATACCTAGGCTGCAGAATCATGTTGACTTCAAATTCAGATGCAAATAAAAAAGGGTATAGCTTACGCCACACCCTTATTCGACTTTTTAAAATTTTTATAATTTTGTTCATAGTAGGTTTAGCTGCTGGTAGCAGTCTAAACCTTATTTATTTTTTGTTTCAAACGCGTAGCTGGTCGTAAACACCACCTTTTCCTGGTAAGTTACCTTCGCGGAGTAGACCTGAGATATTTTTATCTAAAAATTCTTTAATTTCTCTGTCAGAATAACCTGCTTCCCTAGCAGCTTCTAAGTCTTCACCTCCGAAGTAATCACCACTTATGCCATAAGCAGTTGAAATTCCTGTTCTGGGTGCTGGAGTAGAAGGTGCATTTACAAACTCTTGAGTTTGTAATGGATTACTAAATTTGGTTTGTGGAACGGGCGTTAAACCAGGCGTTGTCCCGTATTTTCCAGCTAAAACATCTGCTTGTACTTGCGGGTTAACAAAAGAGTAAGGTAAATTTAATTCTTTTTGAATATCTTCTGCGAGATTTAAGCGACCGGGGCCAAAAAATTGTTGATTTTGGATTAAGAAATTTTTAATCTCATCCGTGCTATATCCCTCTGATTTTGCAGCTTCGATGTCTTTTGCACCAAAACCAGGACCCCCTAAATTAGGCCTGGAGAAAAAATCATAAGATTGTTTTGTAGTTGTTGGTGTCGGTGTCTGTGTCGGTGTCGGCGTTGCTGCTGCCATCGCCTTCGGTTCCGGCATCAGAGAAAATTCGGAAACTGTCGTAGGCATTTTTGGAGCTTTGTAACCTAAAACTCCACCTCGTCCTTTCGTAGTTGCTGTCGTTTTAAATGTCGGTGCAAGCCCTTCAAATCCTTGCTGCCCTTGTTCGTCTTCTTTAAATAATTCTAAAAGATCTAAACCTAAGCGAGAACCTGCAAGTGCTAAGAAGTTGCTGGGTGCTTTATATCGAGCCGCAGTCATTTTTTACAGGGTGTCTGCTAATAAGTATAAATTAAAAGACATAGCTTTGTTACTTCGGTGCTTCAAAAGTTTTGAAGCCAGCGAAAGCTTTGGTTCCTCGCACGTTTCCTGTTAACCGTGGCTCATTTTTTGTGTCAGATGCTTGTTTTGTTTGTTTGTAAGTGTCCCTTAAGCCTGGAAAATATTTAAATAATGTTGATTCATCTGGTATCTCCGTTAATGAAGCACCAAAGAAATCACCAGCAAATCGTGTAGCCATAGCAATCTTTTTTTAAATTTTAATCGTTTTTAATGAATAAACGCATCAGATTAAAACCAGGACCGACAACATTTTTTAAAGTTTTCATATTCATTTTTGCTGTTTCGTGATCTTTATAAAACTTTGCTTTTTCTCGATTTTTAGTGTAAGTGACTAATGTTTTAGTTTTTTGGTCCAGGCAATTCGAAACGAATGAATCGTCTTTCGTGATAACCCATACCTCCTGAAATCTTAGGAGTGGCATCGTTTGAGTTTCCCCAAGCGTATAAAGCTTTTGGGGATAAGTTACTTTGTTTTTTTTAGTTTTACCAGAAATTTTTATGTTCTTTATATTGTTTTTAGCTTTGTTGTCTTTTAAATTTTTTTCAAGGTTTCGTGCTTTGTTGGCTGCTCTCAATACTGAGTCAAAAACTTCTACTGTAAAGCAAACATAACTATCTGTTTTTACACAGCCTACATAGCCTCCTTCTACTTTAGTAGTCCATACAGTTTTGTTTTGATCGACTAAAATGTTTGCGTTTAGCATGATTTTTTTGAATTTTATTATTTAAATCTTAAACAACGGACACGTAGATGTCGAGTGTGGTTAACCGAGTATTCATCATTTTTCTGCCCACGTATCAGCTATCGATGCGTCCGCTTTTGAAGGAACGATTTTTAAAATTGTCTCAGCTGCTTCTCGCATACATTTTTCAAGAATATCTTTATATGCGTCTGCTTTTGTTTCAATAACTTCTAAAACAATTTCATCGTGCACACAAGCGACTAAAAAAGCATCTTGGTTAAGATACTCGTTAATTTTCGCTAAAGATAATTTAAGTATATCTGCACCAGCGCCTTGGATTAAAGTGTTGGCGCAAGCAGTCATTGTCGCATCATCATAAGACAGTAATCGACGCCTACCTAAAGGGGTTCTCACATAGCACCAACCATCTTCGACCATGGCAGCTCTTTCCCTGTGCCACGTTCTTAGACGTGGATAAGCCGCATGAAACCCCGCGTGAGCAATCTTGGCGTCTGACAAAGAAATTATTTTTCCAGACTGAGCTGCATATGTTTTGTATTTACGGTATCCCATACCATAAAGAAGCGCAAAATTAAGTGTCTTGCCTTCTTGCCTTTGTTGTTTAGTTACTTCATCTATCGGTACTTTGTATATCAAACTTGCTGTAACTGTATGAAGATCTTGTTTATTTTTAAATGCTTCGATCATTTGCGGGATGTTTATAAGCTCTGCTCCTAACCGAAGTTCTATCTGAGAAAAGTCACAAATAATAAGTTTGTAACCTTCACTCGCTCTAAAACAACCTCTAAATTCACTACTTCTTGGAATTTGCTGAGCATTTATAGCAAACTCAGTTTTAGCTTTTTTTGCGGTTTGTTTTCTTACACCAGATGAAGTGAATCTTCCGCTGTTAGCTCCATATTGGTTATATCCACTATGAATTTTATTGGAGATAGGATTTATGTTATTTATTAGTTTTTCTACGTGCTCTAATTTTGTTTCTATTTTTACTCTTTTTCTGTACATATTCAATATTAAATTTTCACTATCAAACTCACTTAAAGCTATTTGAGATAAGGTTGGTTTACCCGTGTTTTGATCAACCGGTAATTCAACATTTAATATTTTAAAAAGTTTTACACACTGAACACCTGAGCCTGGGTTAAATTCTTTTTTTGGTTTTTTGCCTATAGCTATTTGACCATCTAAATTTTTTGGAAGTTTAAATTCTTCAGGAAGCGCAGCATCTAAAGCTGTACAAAACTCAAGCGTTTTTTGATTTAATTCATTACTTATATCTTTTTTTAACTCGATTAATTTTTTTATGTCCACGTTGAACCCCCTGTGGCACATCGAGGCTACAGGTCGAATGCACTGTGATTCCAGTGAATAAATGTCAAGTAAAGATTCTTCCGCTAATTCTTTAAGTTGCAAAGCTGCAATCTTTGGAAGAAGCTCTACGTCTTTTGCTGCGTATTCAATTTGATTTAAATCGAGCTTTTCTTTGGACCAATCTGATACTTGTTGTTCTTTGCTTATTTCTATTTCTAATCTGCGTTGAGCAACAGCTTTTAAACTGCAAGAAATATCTGCAAAATAAGGTTTCTGTGCTTGAGGACTGATTCGTTTCTCTTTAAAACCTGCTCTTAAACATCTTTCGGCTATGTAAGTATCAAAAATTTTTCCTTTAAAATCAATACCAATTTTTAGTAAAAATTGAAAATCAAAATTCATATTGTGAGCAACAAGCATCTCTCTTGTCTCTATTAAGTTATTCAATTCTTTGTATTGTTTTAAGTTAAATAAATCAAAAACATAAACATTCCTATCATCTATTGTGTCATCAGTTGAACATAATTGAATTAATCTGACGTCAGAGATGCGGGCATCCAGCCCAGTAGTTTCCGTGTCGATACAAAGTTTTTTTATGTTTTTTAATTCACTCAATGCTTTTTCATACTGTTCACTATCCGTTATGTAAATTAAATTCATAATAAAAAAGGCGCCCCCGTGGACGCCTCAGTTTACTTGTTTACGGTCAAAAATGGATAACGGACGATCGTGACCTGACACGCTGACTCCAGCGCATCGAAATGTAACTAGTGAGATCTCCCCAGTGATTTGCCACGGCAAGACCTGATTCGGAGAGCTCAATTAGATATACTGTACGTCTCAGTAATTCGACGTTAGCGGTGCTGTCGCGGTCCTTGGCGCCGTATTCTGTAGTTTTGTCGGTTATCGCTAAACCCCATTCGGCCAACAAAGCGAGACCGTCCCGAAGAGCTGTGTATACGGGCGAGGCGTGGTAGCACTCTGACCGACTTATTCCTGGTGCCTTCGCAACCGGCCTGTAATTTCCCTCGGCATCTTTTATAAATCCTTTAAAACAATCAGAATCTGCGCTAATTGTTCCGAGGTAAGCCAACTCATTAACTGTTGATACCGCAATTTCACGTAGTGTTTTTTTATCTTTGTATTTCAGTGAAGATAAAATCATTGCCGCACCAACGCTTTTAAGGCTATCTAAACTAATTAGTTCTGATATGGCTTCTGATGGGTCATTAATTTCTTTTACGGGACTAATGTCGCTAATTCGTTGAATCTCTTCGCCAGAGCGACGCCGTTTGACTGGCTCGATTCCTTCAATCGCAAACTTTGCAGCTAACTTTGCAAGTGTTGGATTTTTCTGTTGTACACTTAGTGAAAAGAGTTTTTCTGCATTGATCCTTGATGGCTTGATGTGATCGAGAATGTCAATAACGATTGATGGAGTGCTTTCTGTTACTGAAAACAAAGCTGAGGCTTCAGCATTGTCGAGTGCTGTATCGCCAAGTTTGAAAAGGACTTTCATGGGAGGAAAGACATGACCAAGGCAAGCTAAACAGTCTTTTTAGTAATGCAGGTTATTTTAATATTTTTTTAAGTATTTATTTCGTCGTTTGGTAACACAGTCTATCGTGAAAATCATTTAATGCTTCTGTGCTCATATTCCATTCGATTATTTGGTTGGCCAGCTGCTCTGACATAAGGTCAAAATCATCATCTGATAAAAGTAATAATTCGTCTATTTGTTTAAGCGTGGCTAAGCCATAATGTTTTTTAAAATACGAAGTTAATGTTAGTGAGTGTTCAATCAACTCATTTTTAGTATTTATTTTTGTCAAATTAAAAACATTGTGCTTAGTAATAAACAATATGTGTGTGGAGTTTAATTTAAATGTTAATGTATTTAAGTCAATTAAATTTACACCAATATAAATATTTAATAAGATTGATAAAATCCATTGTTCTAAATCACATCTTTTTTTTTCAGGGGAATAATCAAATATAATTTTTTTTATATCTTCTAAATCTTTTACTCTGTCCATGTATCTGACCAATAACAGACTCCATTCAAAATTTTATTGCAAACTTTAATAGATCCATCATCGGTATTCAACCACAAATCTCCTAACTTTGCAGTTTTAGGTGGTTTACAGATGTTTTCATAATATTCTATTATGTTTTGTATTTCTTCATTATCTTTTTGTCTATCTATTTTCATAAATTGTTTTTATTAATACACATATTATCTTATAGATTTTTGAAACAAATCAACTGACGACGTATCGTCATGAATGTTGACTAAAAATACTTCATCACTAAATTCATGCAAAACTTGTGGTCTTTGTCCTATGCAAAAAGAGTTCCATTGAATTTCTTTTTCGTCTTTAAATGCGTTTAAACGGCGAATAAACGAATCCGGAACATTGGAGTCTCCGTCTGTAATCATCAAGAAATCGGCTTTTGGATCAATTTCTACCTCGCTAAGCACGTGGCTTATCACACTGGAAAAAGAAGTACCTCCTTTTGTCATCCACGTCATAACGAAATCAATCAAACTTTTATTATCATTTTGATCAGGTTTGATAATAACGCTGTCTTGTATAACTGAATCAAATAAATGTATTTGCAGCTCTCTGCGCTGTTCTAAACATTCTTGAGCTATAACATAGGTTATTGCTTTGCTCCAAATTTCGGGTTGTCCTGCCATAGATCCGCTAATGTCTATGTACATAACAATCGGTCCTTTATTTAATTCATTAGTCTTTGCTTCATAATCTTTAGTTAGAAGTGTTTTTTGTGCATATTTGATAGCAAAAAGAGCTTGTCCGACTTTATCTCCAGCCAAAGCAAGTTCAACAGGATAAGCATTTTTTACATCATCTGAGAATTTTATCGCAACTACATCACTGTAATTACTTTGTGCTTTTTTTGCACGCTTTCGGTTTGCCCAAGCACGCTTTAGAGCACCAATTTTTTTTATTAGATTATTTAAATTTTTATTGTTTTTAAGTTTTTTAGCAAGATTTAGTTTTTCGTGGAGATCATTAGTCTTTGTTTTGGTCCCAATATTGTCTCCAGCTAATACTTCTAATGTCTCATTAAGTTCGTTTGCTTCTTGATTAACTTTATCGATTGCTTTTTCGAGTGCAGGTTTAAGTTTGTCTGCAATTTGTTGAAATTGTTGTTCAAGTTGCTTGCCT